GCACATTTCACCTGAGCGTTGTTCATATCATTGACAAGAATGCTTTGATTGCCGGCACCGTCAATGCAGACCTTTTCAGCGTGAGGATTCCGCAGAAATGCAATTATCCAGTCATTGCCTTCTCTGACCGGGCGGCAGTCGATCGCTTCAACAAAAATCCTGCCGTCAGCTTGTTTTACCGCAGCTGCAAGAGAAACATTTCCTGTTGACTTTGAAAATTTCACGCCGAAAAACAGCCTTGCCGGTTCTTTCAGGACAGGCTTTTCAGGCAGTAAAAAGCTGTCCCATTCCTTGCGGCTGATAGCTGATTTCTGTGAATACCGCAGCCACAGACCAAGGCGCTGGATATTGTCGTCCACCTGATCGTCACCCAACTCAGAGCGGATAGTTCGCTCAGATAAAATCGTACCCAGAGACGGATTTGTCTCATACCAAAGCTCAGGATCGTGAGCGTCAGTAAGCTCCGGTACGCTCCATTCAGCCCAGCCGCAGTCCTGAGCGTTATCGCTGCCGGTTAGACAAGCTTTTCGATAGTTTAAAAAAACAGTGCCGGAGCTGACAGCCGTCGGCGGTGTTCCGCACATGAGGGTCTGAGGATTTTTGCTGTCGGTGACAACGTATTTCAGGGCAGATTCCTGATCGGCGGTGTACTCCTGCGCCTCGTCGATAATGAGCAGATCATACCCTTCACCAAGACCGCCGGTACTGGTTCGTGTCCGGAAATTTATAACTCCCTCGCCGTCTATCCACTCAATGTGTTCGAGACCGAACTGCTTAGTTGAAATGAAATCCTTGTCCTTTTCATAGCCAGCCTTAGCAAGCCGGTCGAGGATTTTTTCATAGGCGCTGTGAGAGGTGGTAGTTCTGTGAGCGGTATACAGCACACGTTCACCGTGAGAAACAGCGTAAAGCGACCGCATTATGAGAATTTCGGACTTTCCGTTTCTTCGGGGAATACTCCAGCCGAATTTCATGTGAACATACAGACCTTCACTGTTCACAGCCATGATATCTTCAAGCATCAGCTCCTGCCAGGGCTGAGCAGTTCTGCCGGAGCTGTTGTAGATCGCAGCAGCCTCAGAGCCAAGAGATTCCTCATACGGCAAAATGACCGATACTGTCGGAGACTGTCTGCCAAGCCTTTTACCGCTCATCAGTTCAGCTCCTTTCAGCTTTACAGAGTTTTCCAGTCGAAGGTCAGCGGCAGCAGCCGGTTAGAAACGATCTCCGGTTCAGAGCTGAGCTGCTGCTTAGGCACAAGCTTATCGGACTTCTGACGGTTGCAGCACATATGAGCAAGCTGCAAATTTGCGATATCAGAAGGGTGACCGCCTCTTGCCACGGGAATGATATGGTCGATGCAGGGGCTGAGAGGGTGAGGAAATTTGAAGCCGAAATCTACTCTTTTTCCGCATATGCCGCAGACCTCCTGAGTGGCATAGATCTTCTTTTTGTTGGATTCAAACTGCGCACGCTGCGGACCGTTGTGATCGGGGCGCAGGTTCGGCTTTGCCATTTTCTCACCTCCGTCAGGGTATAAAAATAGCACCTCACGGTGCTTTCTTGTCAATCTTCAAATTCATACCTGTAGTTATCCGAATGCTTCATCAGATCTTCTTCTCTGTACATCATGTATTTTTCAAACTCTTCTTTGGTAAGGCTGCCGTGTATCTTATCCATAGCACAGCCGCTTGCCCTAAGCTGATCAGCCTGATAGAACAGTTCATCGTAAGCCGCAAGGATAACCCTGTCAGTTTCTTCTTTCGTTGCCTTTCTCCAGCGTCTTCCCTCTTCGTCCCATGAATCGAGAACTTCACCGTTCAGAGCGTGTTTTATCTCCTCTTTTTCATAGCTGCAAGCTTTACCGAAGGTTATTCCACTGCCGTATTTCCCCATTTCCTCACCTCCGTCAGGGTATAAAAATAGCACCTTTGCGGTGCTTATTGTTCTTTCAATTCAACGCAGAAAACATGGTCGAAGTTGTATATTCCTATCCATGCGCCCCTCTTCTTTACGATGACCGCCTTGCCGTCGTAGGCGTAGTCGTCCCACTCTCCTTTTCCGTAGGAGATAGTTTCACCGCTCTTGAATGTGATTTCAATTCTTTCAACGGATTCCATTTTCTCGCCTTCTTCAAATGGGTATAAGAAAACCGCTCATTTCTGGGCGGTTTTAGATAAAATGTGAGATATAAAATCATCAGGCAATTTCAAATCATATCTTTCAATATAATAAATAATATCAGTTCGCCAACCATAGATGCCATCTGTTTTGCATTCAAGATTAATATCTAATTTTTCACCGGTAATCACATCATAAATTTTTGCAGGTGCTGCCGCTGTGGTTTTACATTTCTTCATATAATCAAGAATCTGTTCTTTAAACTTGCACGGATGATTTATGTCCTTCTTTATTGATGGATATTTTTCTGAATTGTAGAATTCTTTATATTTTCCTATAACATTCATATAATCAACCTTTCCTCGGAAATTTTGTGACCCACACACCTGAATCTGTAAATTTATCAGGTCCGATTGTCATATTTCCATTAAAATCTACCCAAACAATATCCGTCGGAGCAAGCACTTCAACACCCATTTCATCTGCAAACCATTGTGCTGTCATTGCTCCGTCTGCGGCGGTCTCACAAGATATTAGGCGAATTTTTCCGCCTTTGTATAAACCGCTGTTTTTATAAATCTCAGCAAATTCTTTAACATTGATGTTAGATTCATTTCCGTCCTTATCCTTAAATGCAAAGCCAGTTTTATCCCCATGAATAACAATATCTTCATAATCTTCAAGAGGTTTAATTTTTTTTGCATTTTCATATAATTGATCAGATGAATTTACAAATATTGAAACAGGTTCTGCTCCTAATTTTATTATACCATTTCTTTCAGGTTTGTCAACAGTTTTTCCAACCTTCGGCTTAAAACCGTCCGGTTGATCATCGGAGCTGAACCTCTTAGGCGGCTCAACGTTCACTTCATCGACGACTTCCCATTTCTTCGTCCGCTGACCTTCCTCATTGACTGCACCTTTCAGGTTCTGACGTGTCCGACCGTTTTCATAAACTATCTCGCAGTTGCATTTATCATGCCGCCTGAAAACTCCGGCAGGAGCGTCATCGAAGGTGAATTTTCCGGAAACTTCTGAACACCAGGGGCAGCTTGTACCGCTTCCTGTTCGTGTGATGTAACACTTCAAACCGGCATCGCTGCGGAATTTAGCGTTATGCTCGATGTAGTCATCGTGGAAGCTTTTGGAGATATTCTCGCTGCCGTTCTCAGCTCTGCGTTTGATGACCTCTTCCGCAACGGTCTTATCGACCAGAGAATGAGCAAGCTGCGCCGCACGTTCCTCCGGGAAAGGCGCCTGCTGGGGACGGATATGTATTCCTGCTTCACGGTCAAGGTCAAGCTGCACCTGCTGACAGATCTGATTTATCCTGTCGTAGTTGCCTTTCAGCAGCTCCATGCAGAGCGCTTCACGGTCAGCTTCATTGATTTTCAGCACGTTGTCACCGAAGACTTTGCCGAGTATTTCAGAGCTGACAGACGAATAATAAGCCGTGTCAGCGAAGGTTCCCTTGCCTGAATTTATCCTCTTCATACAGGAACACAGCCGTGGATCAGCAGCCATGCGTTCATCTACAAGCTTTTTTATGTCCATTCTGCATCACTTTCAAGACCGGTCAGACGGCGGATATTGTCTTCTCCCATGAAGTCCGGAACAGCCTGATTGACCTTAAGTATTGCATCACCGATAGCACCGATCGCAGCAGCGTCCGGCTCAAATACCGGCAGCCATTCAGCTCTGGTTTTCGCAAATTTATAGCGGTCATAGGTTGCTCTGTCCCGAATGCAGGCTGCAAGATAACCGGCATTCAGGAAGCTTACTCCAAAAGTCCGCTGAGCTTTTTTTGCCGTCAGTCTCAGCTGCTCATGACTGGCACGGATAGCGTCATAGCTTGCCGGATTTGACGTAGTAAAGCCTAAATCATCAATTGTAAGTCCTGTTTCACCGGCAAAGACCGAAGCATAGGCTTTCAGCTGCTCGGTGAATGGTGTCATGCTCTGAGCCTGGAACTGACCGACAACAGGCAGCTCACCTTTTTCATCTCTCGATGCAGTGAAGAATGTTGAAACAGTTGCAGCTTTATTGTTGAACTCCGCAGCACTGGAAAGTCCAAGAAGATATTTCTGCGGAAAGCTGTAAAACTCCGCTGAAATGTTCATGCGCCTGAAAGTCCGCAGAACGTCCTGAGTGATGTTCATACAGGCTCTTGTGATGCGTGAATGACCGAAGGGGCGTTTTGCATCGGGACGGTAAATGACCGGCACAAGAAGTGCAAAGGGAGCGGTATGAGTAAACTGATCTTCAAGCCTGCCGTTGACGTAGTAATCCGTCTGTCCAGGTCTGAGATAGACCTCTCTGACCGGCTTGCCGTGCTGATCTCTTTCAAGCACAGCATAGCCTTCGGTCAGCATTTTCGTGACCGGGTCGATAATGCCGGTAGCGTTGCCGCCGTCAACGACTTCAAGAGTGGGA